ACCGCACACACTTAGCACGCATTATTACGCCAATTCTCCTTGGCTCCACAACCGAACATTCCACCGGTAACAGACGCATCATTACTTGCGTAGCGGCTATTTCTATCAGCTCTAGCCAAAGCATTCTTCTTATGAGTGTTGAAGGCAATGTACTCATCCGACGTAGGTCGTCGAATTAGACCATCCGCAGGTTGGATAGATGCAGGACATTCCACAAAGTCAAAGAAGTCGAATGCAGCAAATTTGACATCATTGTTGAAACCCTTTTCCGCCCAATTTGTTGGGGGCATATTATTCACATGCATATAGTTCCAAATGATAGGAGCAAAGCTCCTGCAAACTTGCCTCAGAGTACACTGTTCCCTTATGACACCAAAGATCGCATCTCTGGTAATTGAACCTTCAGGGTAATTGATTGAACCTTGGGGATTAGTATACCTGGACGCACCGACCGCTGTGCAATACATAGCCACATCCCAGAATGTCCTGGCCATATGCTCCGGTGGGACCCCCAGCTCTTTCAGTTTGGCACTTATTTTTGCCAGATTTTCAGCTGTTGCAACTTGATTGGCTTCAGGATTCCAGCCTAACTTTTGAAGATCGTCCAGAGTGGGCCGTGTGAAGATGTTTGAACCGTCAAGCTTCATTTTGTCAGATACTTTCAACCTTTTCCTGTCCGCCTCCCAACCTCCATTAACAATGGAAGAGCCAGCGATGCTTTTAGCAGTTAGGTCCTGTAGAGCTTGGAAACGCTCCAATAGAGACTTTTGTAATCCCTCAGCATCTCGTATGAACTCTTTCTCACTCCCTAGCTTTGAACTCTGCTGTTCCAGTTGTTGCTTCAACCTAGCCTCAACGCGAGCCTTCTCTTCCGCTGCTTTCTGCTGCTCCGCCATCTTTATCAATTTTCCCTTCTGTAAACTTAAAGATTCTCAAATCGTTTGCACTTTCAAGGTCTTTGCGTATTCAATGAATTCACTCGAAAAATCACAACCGAGAATTTTAACGCTCTCACCAGTAAGAATGATGGTACAACTATTTAGAGTATTCTTGAAATAAAGTTCTACAATATGCAAACTAATTAGTACTACACAGCAGGATATTAAACAAACGATTATTTGTGACAGTTGCATCCCTTATTTACTCTCAAGGTTGATGCGTGAATCAGACCAATGACTAATAAAACCAGGGCTAAAGCCTGTATGTTATTCGGGCCCTTGAACCAATTGTTCGAGATTCTTGCGGGAGAATGGTATTGTATGGTTTTTGTCCCGTCCTTATAAAGACCTCCGTGTGGCAATGAATGAATATTATCTCCAACGTGAGGCAATTGGCTGGATCTCAAAGTGAATATAACAATCGCAATACCAGCTCCAACAGCCAAAGCGAGAAACGACCTAGAATTATCAGGAGGTGCTATCAATGGCATTTGAACAATTGTGGAACTCCTCTGGATCGGGCGTTATGATTAAGAGCTTCCCTGTAGTTCTAGTGCAACAGATGTAGAATTCGGCCCTACGAACCCCTACGGCGGATTTGCCAGATATGACGAGAGTTACAGTTGGAAATTCCAGACCAATTACGTCTGCAGGACTTTTATGGTCAATCCTGTTGTAATCGAGAAATTCACAAACTTCAGTCTCGAAACAAGTCACCACACCCTCCGGCTCAGAACCAAGCAAGGCCTTGATCTCAAGCACCCCCTCTCGCTCACTAGTGATTTCAAAATCTAACTCCTGTAAAAGCTTGACGACGGGTACGGGTACTCGGTGAGATGAGCACTTGGAGAACACACTTTCAAAAGCCGTCGAACTCTTTAGCATTAATTGAGCAATGTCGCCAAAAATAGCGAACGGTTTGAACTTTTCCCAATCACCTCTCTGGAATTCGTCTATTACGATGAACTTGCCGGGGTCAGGTTTGGAATCCTCAGTAATTCCCTTAATGAAACGACCTGAACAATTATGATGATCCGCAACCCCAAAGGTCCAAGCTTCAAACCTAGAATCTTCACGCAATAAACGCCTAATACTAGAAGTTTTACCAGCTCCGGGGACAGCTAAAACTACTATTGGTAAATCAAACACAATTTTATTCCTTCTAAAACCACACTCTAACAAATTGTTTATGAACACATCCATCTAATCAAACCATATTAGCGATCATCTAAGCTTAAAGCAAACTCTCCATCAGGGATTTGGCATTTAAGAAAACGGTCTTCACGTCACTTCTTAGCAGGTGACTTCTTTTGATAATGACTCTGACACAATTGTAAAAAGCATCAGTCTCCTCCTCGTTCATTGCATTAACTGCTTGCTCTCCGCGCTTATAAGCATAAGATAACTCAATGGCATAATTGTCAATGCAGTTATGCAGGTTCTTCTTCTCCCTAGCTATGCAAATCCTCTCATACACCAATTGGGGTTTTTTGAAAATACCGAAGGGGAGCAATGACCAACCACAAAAGGTGGGATTCTTTGTGAATTGCACTTTGGCCTTTAGCTTCAACTTGGACAGAAAATCTTCAAATTTATCACTAATTTTCAAGTGCTTTGAAGCACACATATCATCCCCAGCGAAACAGATGAACTCATCACCTCTGGTCTCATACCGTAAAAAAGTGAAAAGAGCATTAGCCATGGTATTGAACAGGAAAGTGCTTGCTTCTCCAGAGAATCGCATGATGGCAAATGAACCCAATTTTGAACCTAAATGAGTTTTAATATATCTGTAGTCAGCAATTAAATCTCTAGGCAAACCCAAATGCTCCATTAGGGTCAATTCAAAAGCCATGATCCAGTGATCTTGTGAGGCATCAAAAGCTTCATAATCTGATTCAGTGCAGACTCCGGTGAAATTGCCTCTGATGACCCAATCATCCAACTCTTCCAATCTCTTTCCTGAGTGAATGTAATAATTCGTTTTCTGCAGAGCCTCACCTAGCAATTTCTCAATATAGCGCATGTAAGGCGCAAACCTGCACAAAACAGAATGTTGAAAGCACACTATGGATTGTGCAGCTTTTGCACACCTGAATCTATTGTCGAACTTGGTGCAAATTTGACTTTTTGAAAAAACCAGACCCACATCTGCCAACCAATCCCTGCAAGACCTGCCAGCATGATTCTCTATGGTCGCCGCACTTTTGCTGCGCTTCTTCTCCTCAAAGTCTTGAACAGCTTCTGCCATTAAATCTGGTCTATGGCTTGCACGTAATGGTATCTTCCTTAGAAATTCATCCAGCAAAAACTTTCCGTATGGCAATGCTTCATTAAGTTTCGCCTCCTCAATGTGGGGCTTGGAAAATCTAAGCCGCTTCTTCACCGCCATCAAAAAGGTCAAATTATCAGACGCTCTGTGCCTTGGGTAAATTGCCTCAAACCTCTCAGCTGCATTGGTTAATCGCTCACCACAACCACGATCATGATCATCGGTAAATTGTTCAGTGACCATGTCCCGGAATCGGTACTCCCTAGCATCCTTCTCCAGCAGTAAGTGCAACCATCTACTCCTAACACCCTCCATCTCGCAACGAGGGAGGTGAGTTTTGAACCATTGGTCTTGCTCCATGAACTCATTGATGAGGGCCACCTCAGCGTCTTCAGTTTGTCCCAGAAACAATTCACCCTTCAGCCAAGGATCACCAACCAATTTTTCCTCAACCAAACCTTGATCCTTGCCAATTTT